ACCAATCCCTTCGTGGACGAGGCTGCCGTCAGTGCCCAGAGGGTTCAGCTCAAGTCGGCGCAGAAGATGGGGCTCTGTGGTGCGGGCGCGGACACGATTGTGCTCGCGCTTGACCTGCAGCTCAGTGCGAATGGCTGGGCCTACCTGCACTGTGGAGACGACACCGTCTTCGCAATTCGCGCCCTTATCGAGGTTGACGACGGTAATGGCGGCCGTGCGTTAATGCCCCACCTTGTGGTGTTTGGGGTTGACCAGAGCAACTTCGATCTGACGCAGCGGGCCGAGGTGATCTGTGCCGTTGATGACCGCCTCGCATTGGGTCTCGCGCAAATTGATTCGAACGGCGCGGGCCTGTGGCGGGAGATCCGCCGTGGCCGCCTTGTCAACATACATCAGGCTGGTGTTGTCTACATGTCTGGCCTGGGGACGTCTGGCATTCCGCTTCAGTCTGAGGTTAACGACATGATTGAGGACGTGTACTGCCAGCGGCTCATCAGCCGGTTGACGCGCGACGTCAGGATATACGAGGGGCGCACCTTCTTCCGTCTTGACCAGACCGCGCTGGTTACGGCCATACGCCAAGTTGGCGAAGGCATGGGCCTCATGGCTCGGCTCGAGTTCATCCGTACAGATGGTGTTACGCGCTGGGAGTTCGAGCAGATGACGCACTGCGCACGATCCGACGACCCAGCAGTCCACACGCCTGGCGGCGATCATCTCCTTCGACGCAAGATAACATCGGAGAATATATCATTTCCGTTCCTCGGGTTCATCTTTCAGGGCGATGGCCTGTCCGTCGCCATGGCTATGGAGTTCTCGCGCCCTCCCCTTCAGACCCCGCCACCGCCCAGTGAGGCTGAGTTCAACAGGCTTGGGTGGCGCCGCCCTTATTACAACCCGCGGCAGCACGTGTTTGACACCGACGACTCGGACGAGTACAATCTTCAGGCCGTTGTTGTCGTGCCTGATCTTGGACGTTATGCCGCGAATCTCCTGTACCCCACGAAAATGTGGGAGAAGGACAGGCGGCTGTTCGAGGCGTACGACTTCCTTCGGCTTTACGGGTCGTTGCTTCAAGGTGGTGCATTGTTCCTGACCTCAGAACGTTTCTACACGTTTGGGGCCTCGTTCAGCGCCATCCGCGCCTGCATGCGAAGCGCCACCCCAACGCGGCTCGATCCATCATGGACTGTCGACACAATTGCAGCCGTTGGGGAGCTGGACACGCCAGACCTGAGCACGATCAATCACAGCCTTGCGTCCGACAGATCACTTCGTCGCACCATGGTGAGCATTTGGTCTCCCTACCTGCCGGCGCGCCACCTCCGAAATCTTGAGTTGGCTGGCCCGGTTGTTGTGGAGAGGCCAATCAACCTTGCGGCGGAACGCGTGCTTGACTGGGCGGCTGAGATGGAACACGACGAGACCGATGTCGCCGTGCTTCGTCTCTTTGATGTCGCTGAGGGGACGTCTGCTCTCGAGCTCATGGTTGCTGCGCTGCACGCCGCGCCAACGCGTGATGACGTTTTCAGCCTACGCGTGCTGACGTTGCGTGCAACCACCGAGCACAACTGGGCCAAGCCACCGCCGAGCGTCGAGGTGCGTCACCCGCGGCTTGATGCTGCGGACCGCCCCACCGATCGTGGCAAGAACTTTAAGAAAAATCAAAAACAGAAAAACAAGAGGCGCGCCCAACGTCAGACTGACTTCGAGAGGCATCAACACGCCACCGAGGAGCACTTCGCAGCACTCGCAAGGGAGGATGCGGAGTTTGAGGCGCACTACAACCAGGCCGCTCACGACGGTTTTTAGGATAGGGAATGAGAACAATTTGATATTTGCAACTCGTTAAAACGCAAAGACTCTGGTGAGTTACTTGAAGTCCAAATATAATCCAATGAAGAACAATAATACGAACAACCAACAGAAGAAGAAGAAGAATGGAGGGGCTGGGCAGGCCGCCGCGCGTACGGCGCGCGCTGTGTCGGCCCCGGCCCGCCGGGTCGCCAGGGCAGCAGGTGGTCTTGACATGCGGTCGCTTATGCGCGGGGCGATAGGCATCGGCGCGGAGATTGCCCCGTTTCCGTATAATCTGGCCGCGCGAGCGTTTCAGAAGGTCACAGGCATGGGCGATTACGATGTTAAGTCCAACACCCTTGCGCGTAATGGCATCCGAGGTAGTGCAGTTACCACAGTGCCGCAGTTCGACTCAAACAACTCGCACCGTGTGTGTCATCGCGAGTGCCTGGGCACTGTCATCTCTCCGGGCACCGCCTTTACTGTGCTCAAGAAGATGACGTTTAACCCGAGCAACAGCGTGACGTTTCCGTGGTTATCGTCTGTGGCACCCAACTTCGTGATGTGGAAGCTGCACGGCGCGGTTGTGGTGTTTGAGTCCAACACGAGTGAGTACAGCTCCACGTCAGGTATGGGCACAGTCTGCCTCGCGACGCGTTACGACTCTCGGGAGACCAATTACACCTCCATGCTGGAGATGCAGAACTCGCAGTTTGCCTGTTCGGCAAAACCCAGCTTGAGCTTGGTCCATCCGATTGAGTGTGACCCCGCGACCGCAGTGAATGACGTTTGGTACGTGCGCCGTGGCAACGAGACTCAGACGATCTACAACTACGACAAGTGTATCACGTCGCTCGCCGTCGAGGGCCTCAGCGCGACCGCTGGCACCGTGATCGGTCGCTTGTGGATAACCTACGATCTTGAGTTCTTTTCGCCGGCCCTGCCACCTATGGTTGGGCTGTCCACTGCCACGCAGCTGTACTATCAGACGTGGACCGCGAACACGAACAAGGGCATCAGTAATATCTGGGGCACCATGACGCCGGTCGGCTCGTCGGCTGGTTTCACCAATACCCAGCCCCTGACCTACCCGATGACCGCCTATGTCTGGAACGACTCGACCAACAAACAGGTTCGCATCTATAAGTCCGGATACCTGGCCATCAACTGGACTGGAAGTGGGACTGGCCTGACCGCCAACGGGCAGACGTTCATTGCGTTGTCCAACATCGGCACTGCGTCCGCGTTTGGTGGGCAGGGTCAGCAGCAGACCGCGGGGTCAACTACAAACTTCACGTATTGGGCATATTACTATGTTACCATACCCAGTAGCCCTGAGGATCTCGCCTCATATGCCCTGTTGACGTTTACTGACCTGACTGCGACGACCGTCACTGGACAGTCACTGTCCGTCTCGTTCTCGCCCACGGCGCCCCTTCTTGGTGCTTGAAGAGCAACTGACGGAGCTTCATGTTCCCGATGCTCTCGCGGGGCAACTGACGGGACCCTCGGTCCCTGATGCCCCAGCGTTGCGACCGCTGCCATCACCGGCACCCCCTCCTCACCCTCTCCTATCTGGCACCTGACGGAGCTGATGTTGCAGGCAACTCGCAGCTGTGTTCCTGATGCCACCCTAACAATCGGAGAGTACCGATATGGTCACCACACGACCTTTACATCCCGTGCAACTCGGGCCCCGTACTG